CACGACGAGTACCTTGGCAAGGCAGAAGCCAGTGGCGAAATCGTAAGCGCGCAAAGATTTAGAAACAGTCTGAAATTTGCGCGCATGACAGGGCGCTTTGCCGCGATGCCGGAGGCCGACACAATCGTCGCCACCGCGCCTACGGTCGACCCTGGGCCTATGTCGTCCGGGCAGCCGGGGGGGCCGACACGGGCCGACATGATTGTGCAACAGTCGCCCGCCATTCAATCAATGGTTCAAGACCCGGCCCTTGAGCCGTGGGAGCGCAACGCTGTTCGCCTTGCTGGCGTCGAAGGTGCCAGCACAGATTCCAGCCCGCCGCGTCAGCAGGGGCGCGAGATGGTCCCGTCAACGGGTGACGGGATGCCCAATCTGGGGCGCCGGATTGCGGAGAATTTCCAGGACGCGCTTTTTGGGCTTAACCCGAAGGGTGCCCCCGCCGGTAACTTTCTTGGAGGCTCGGCTCGTGTCTTACGCGGCGGTGTTGCGTTAGCTGAGCAAAAGAGCTTCATGGAAGAGGCGCAGAGAATTTCCGACTTTATTGAGTTTGCTCCGGCGGTTGGCGAGCAAATTGATGAGGATGAGATTACAGAGCTTCGAGCGCTGCACGACGAGTACCTTGGCAAGGCAGAAGCCAGTGGCGAAATCGTAAGCGCGCAAAGATTTAGAAACAGTCTGAAATTTGCGCGCATGACAGGGCGCTTTGCCGCGATGCCGGAGGCCGACACAATCGGCGGCAAGATTGCGGCGGGGCTTGGTCAGTTCGGTGGGTTTGCGTTTAGTCCTGAAAACTTTGTTTTGCCGGGAGCGGTCCCGGTTCGCGCGGGCGGCAAGCTGGCAGCAACCGCCGTGGGGCGATTGATTAACTCGCAATTCGGCAACCGGGCTGCTGGCGGTATCGTTGCGGGCAGCGGGATTAACGCCGCGATCAACGTACCGCTGCAACAGGAGGCAATAAGCAGCGGGCGCCAAGATGAATTTAGCTGGGAGGCGCTGGGACTTGACGCATCAATGGGCGCTGCGTTCGGCGGCGTCTTCAACGCGACCCCAGCGGCGGCGCGAGCTATCGCGGGCAAGCTCGGGGAGCTGATGCGGCGCGACCCGGTGACAATCACGGCGCCGGAGATTGAGGCTGCCGTAGCTGCCCCCGACGTACATGCACAGCTATCTGAAGATCCTGACGTTGCCGCATTCTTTGAGGCCAACAATATTCAGCCGGGAGACGACGCCAGGGCGCTTGAGGGGGCCGATCGACTGGCTGACAGGCGATTTGAAGAGGCAAACCGTCGCGCTGCTGTTGACACGAGGCAGACAGACCCAGAGGGCTTTGCCGCCCGCCCCAATCCCGTCATTGAGGCTGGGCAGCTCAGCCCTGAAGGGCGCCCACTTGTCGCGGGCCGAGATAGCGCGGATCCCGGCCTTGAGGCTGGGCGCGAGCGGTATGTCGTTAGCGAGACGGATCAACAACGCATCATTGCCGAGCACGGCGTCTTGCCTGAGAGCATTCAGCAACAGCGGCGTCTCCTGGCTACGTTGAACGAGCGCGAGGCAGGGCAGGCAAGCATTGACGCGCAGCCGCCCGTTGAGGCCGGAGAGGCGACCAGCACCGGCCAGACTGCGGTTGCTGGTCGCAATCCTTCTGACGCTGGCGCCGAGGCCGGTCGGAGTGAGTTTGTCGTTAGTCGCGACGACCAATTGCGCATCCTTGATGGCTACGGGTTTGTCCCCGACAGCATCGAACAGCAGCGGCGCCTGCTTGGCGTGCTTAATGACCGAGACCGTGTGCAGGCGCGCTCGAACGAGGACGGCCCGTTTGCCGTTGCGCCCGAGGACACGCCCGCTGACGGGGCCTCGTCGCCGGCAGAGCGCCCTGATGCGTTTCGCCCGGAGAATAGCGGCCCAGGCAATCTCGGCGTTATCGCGGGGCAGCGTCCATTCAGAACGAAATCTACAGACGGCGTGGACTTCGAGCCAAATAGCATTGATGCGGGCACCGTGGATAACCCCGGCACCGGCAAGCCGCAACCGGGCGACCCCCGTGCCCGTCAGTTCGAGGACGCCGCCAACAAGAGCTTCGAGGAACAGCGCGCAGCCTCAGAAGAGGATCTTGTCCGGCAATGGGAAGAGCGGCAGCGCGCACATGAAGAGGCTTCGCGGCGCAACGAAGAGAGTGCGCGACAGAGGAATAATCGGGACAACGCCGAGAGCGCCCGCTACCAAAACGACAAGAACTTTTCGAACGAAGCCGCGCCCGACGCTGACGGCCGTTATGCGGTTGATCAGTTCGGCCTTGTCCGGTCAACAAAGGGTGGGCCAATCCGGTTTGCGAACCAAAAGCAGGCTGCAAAATGGGTGATGAACGAGGGTCACAAGCGCTCGCCGGATCAAGTCTTTGAGCTGCACAATCATCCCGTTGACGGGTTCACGGTTCGTCAGCGCGGGACCAACGACGCGACCGGCGATGTGAAGGCGCGGGCCGAGGCTGAGGCCGCACGCAAGCGCGCTGAGGCGGAGAACCCGAAGCCTAAAGATGACGGGCCGCCCCCTCGCGAGCCCGACGACCCGCCACCAAAAGACCCTGATGACCCACCGCTGGACGCCCCCCAGGGCGGCGGTGCAGAGAGTAAACCAGAGGCACCGCGTGGGGCGACAACGCGCGGGGCAAGTCGGGCGGGCGTTGATCCGGCTGTAAAGGGGGAGCCCGTCCGACAGCGCCCTGAAAAACGCAAGAGCGCCCATACGCTTGACAGTCGCGTGGCCGAGAACGTCTCTGGTGAGCGCGACACAATCAGGGGCTTAATAAAGGGCGGGGCTCGTAACAAGTCTCCGGGCCAAACGCTGATGCAGTTCATTCGCTCCAAGGGAGGCATGACGGACCCGGACGGAGATTTGCGGGGCCAAGACCTTCATAAGCGTAAGGGCATCATCAACGACGAGGGCATGTCGCAAGACGATATGTTTATCGCGGCCAAGGAACAGGGCTTCTTTCCTGACGTTCCCGACAACAAAGACGGGAGCATTAACACCGATGACGCGGTGAACGATATTCAGGGCGCAATGCGCACCGCTGACGAGCGGTACTCTGAGTTTGACCAGCGCCATGAGGAATGGGTGGCCAGCCGCAAAGCTGAGGACAATCTCGCTCGTGAGCTTGATTACCGCGGCATCGACTATACCAAGCTAAGCGACTTCGAGGTTAGCGAGCGGCTTGCTGCGGAGCGCGCGAAAGACGGCGACGCCCCAGAGGCTAAGACGGCAGACGCGTCTCCGCCAAAGCCGAAAGGTGACGACCCATTCGACATTCCTGATTTTTTTGACGATGGCGGAAAGAAGCAAACGCCGGAGCAAAAGGGCAACGCCAAAAAAGCCAAGGATATGGGGCCGACATTCTACGCGAACCCGCTGGACCCTGCGTTAATCGCCAGGGTGATTAAGGAAGCAATCAGGGATATTGGTGGCTTCACAGGCCGCATTGCCGACGACTGGTATGACCAGCTATCGGAGCGCATGCGGCTTCTGGGGTCTGCGTCGAAGACCACCACTCCCAGGGCATTTGTTCGAACCGTTCTGGACGGCACGCTGAGGCTCATTGCCTATTCGAATGACGGCATGCTCCGCACCCTCGCGAGCCGGTACAAGTCGGACGCAATTTCAGATATTGCAAATATGTTTTTTGCGCCCGCCGGAGCTGGGCGCACGAAGGGCGCGGTCAGCCGGACCTATCACGAGGCGGTCGATGTGCGGCACTCGACAAACGCAAACAAGCTCGCAAGAATTCTCGAACCCGTGACAAAGGGGCTAAAGTCTAAAGGTCGTGAGGCGGTCCTGTTGCAGCTCGGGAAGATGCTCCGGCAGCAAAGCCTTCCTCGCGGCAACAAGCCGATCCACAAGGCGGCGCGCGAGATAAGGGACTTGCTCAACGATGAGCTTCAGTACCAGCGCGATGCAGGCATGGAGGTTGGGCGCGTCGAGGGTTACTTGCCGAGACAGCTAGACACGTCGCTTGTTTTGCTCCGCCCCGCAGAGTTTAAGAAACGGGCCGCGCAGCTCTACGAAACGGAAGCCGGAATGTCGGCAGGGGATGCGAAGGCCGCCGCCGACGAGTGGTTTCAGCGCATCCTTCAAGGGGACATGGGTTTCGTTCACAAGAACAATGATTTTGTCAATCTTGACAACGCAGGAACCGGCACGCGGTTTGAGAAAAGCCGAGTGTTTGGCGTCAGCGCCGATAAGGTCATGGGCGACTTCTATCTTCAAAACCCGGTTGATGTTCTGCCCCGGTATTTCCTGCAATCGGCGCGGCGCGCTGAGTGGGTCCGGCGCATGGGCAACGAGCTTGAGAAATGGGATGCGCTGAAGGAACGGATGATCGAAGAGGGCGCGGGTGACGCAATCCCTCAGGTTGTCGCCAACCTTCAGTCAGCGACCGGCACAATGAAGTCAGTCGTTGGTCCGGGGCGCATTGCCTACGCGGCAGGGCGCCTCTGGACGACTTTCGGCTTTCTTGATCGCGCGACGATCACGTCGCTATCTGAGCCGACATTAGCGGCGGTTCGCTCCGGGCGGCCCTTTGAGGCTGTGCGCGCCTACGGCGACACGCTCAAGCATTGGGTGCCGATTTACAAAAGCAAGGGCTGGAAAAAAGAGGCCAGGGACTTAGCCGAAGATCTCGGCTTCATTAGCGGCGTTGGTGACGACATGCTCTTGCAAGAGCGCTTTGGCGGCAACGTCGAGGGGCAGGCCGCGCGGGCGCTGACCGGAGATTTCTTCCGGCGCACCGGGCTTCATGCTTTTACCGAAAGCACCCGGATAGCGGCAATGCGCGTTGCCCAGCGGTTCATTCGCCGGATGGCGATGGACGTTGCAAACGGGACAAACCTACAGCGCAGCGCGCGGCTCTACTTGAAAGAGCTGGGCGTTCCTGATGACAAAATTGACGGCTTCGCTAAGTGGGTCAAGGACAATGACGGCGAGATAAATTCAGACCTTTTGCGCGCCGACAAGGGCGATGCAGAGATGTACCGAACCGCTATGGGCCGGTTTACAGATCAGACCATTATGCGCCCCAACGCTTCTCAGCGCCCTAGATACGCGCAACACCCGCTCGGGCAAATTATCTATGCACTTCAGTCGTTCCTTTACAGCTTTCATAAAACTGTCATTGAGCGCATTGGTCGTAACCTATGGACGGCGGCATCATCCAAAGACCTTGGCGTTGCGGACCGGTTGCGTTTAGCGGTGCCAATCGCAATGACCCCAATCACGGTAGCGTCGCAATACTACATAGGCGAGCTGCGCGATATTGTGTTCCGCGACCCGGCACAGAAAAACCGCGAGCCGCGAAGCGAATTTGATAAGATGCTCCTGGCGATTTCTCGCGCCGGTTTCCTCGGCATTAACGATCTGCCGGCGAATTTGGTCCGCTCGATGAAGTACTCGAAAGACCCCGCGACCGCGATGCTCGGGCCGCTCTTCGGATCTCTTTCTGAGATATTCTCGAAATCAGTCAACCTGACAACAGACCGGAACAGCTCCAACACAAATACGGCTGAGCGCGCCGTTGCCAGGGCCGTTTACGACACGGTTGTTCAGCCCATGATTGCGGCGACTGGGGCGCTTTTGCCCGGGCTAAATGGTGTTGGATTTGCCGCCGGGACGCTGGCTATCTACGGGGCAACGCTCCCGTCCACCCGCGAAGCCTTTGTTAAGCCGCTTGTTGGCCCCGCCGAACAGCGCGGAGGGCGGGGCTCCCGGGCCAATTCCAAGCGCCCGGGCGATAGCGGTCGCGGCAGTCGATAAAAAAAGGTACGATCATTCACCCCTTGACCCCATCCGGGGCCATGGCAACCAGACCCCTAACGCATAAGGAGATATCATGCGCAACCCGGGCCTCGTTACCGTAGAGCACACCCTTTCCGCCGATGTGGCGGGCAGCGGAACTTTCACGGTCAATTACGCTGCTGGCTACAATGCCGGTAGCTTTCGAAATGGGCGCGAGCATCAAATCGCTTCGGCCCAAGACAGAACCTTGAAATCCCCGGCCGATTTTACAGTCTCGTTTGGCACGGCCAACGTCACTGTTACGTTGGCCGCGGCACTCTCCCTCGTGGCAGGCTCAAAGCTATGGGTTGGCTTCGACGCCGCCGGAACTGAGGACGGCGTTGACGATGAGAATTTTGGCAAGTCTGCCAAGATGACCACCGTCCTTGTCAATCTCGGGGCACCGGACACGGCCGACGCAGACGGCTACTGCGTTTCGCAGTCTGTTGGCCTCGGGGCTAATTTCCTTATTAATGGCGCGCTTGCCGTTAATGGCGTTGGCACCCCTGACGAACCGCGCAATGTGGTTGCCGGATGGACAACGACTGCTACCCTGACGATCACGGGTAAGGACGTTCACGGCAATCCGGTTGTTGAAGTCACCGCTGATGGCACGAGCCACACCGGCAAAAAGATCTTCAAAACGGTCGATAGCATTTCGTCCGACACTGCCATTACCAGCGCCACGGTCGGCACTGGCGACATTCTCGGGCTTCCGTTCTTTGTCCGGGCTGACGACATTATTGCTGAGTTTGAAAGTGGCGTGCTGCTTGGCCGTCAAGCTGAGACGGTTAAGGTGCCGTTTCAGATTGATGAAACGGACTTGTTGGCGGCTACGCCGATTTCGTTTCTCTCGCCGGTTGCGGGCACTATCCGCAAGGTGGCAACGGTCGCCTGGAAGGCCGTCACCACGGGCGGCGCCGTTACCATGAAAGTCAACAATACTGCGGTCGATGGCTTGTCGGTCACGGTTGGCGATGGCGGCGGGGCAGGCGACGTTGACAGCGATACCCCAACCGCCGGTCACGCTTCGACGGTTGTTGCGGTGGATGATGAGCTGGAAATCTTGCCAGCCTCGGCGTTCGCCACGGCAGGCGCGTTGAACGGCTACGTCGAGATCGAAAGCACGCGGGCGCAGCAAATGGCAGGCACGTTTGTTGCCGGTCTTGCAACCGTGTCAACGTCGACTTCGGCAGATGTACGGGGCACTTACTCGCCGCGCACGGCACCGAACGGCACGCTTGAGACTGAGCTGCTTGTTCGCACTTCGGACAGTCAGTACCAGGGCACGCCGCAATACGCTGGCTAAGCTCTGAGCCAAACGAAGAGATAGCCCGCCCTTCGGGGCGGGCTTTTTCTCCCAGCCCACAACGGAGATTGTCGCAATGATCGCCGCAGGAATTCTCAGAGAGGCCATAAAGACGGTTTCTCAAGATCGCGAGGCACAGTACGGCCCCGCCGATATCAATTTTTCAAACATCGCCAGCCTTTGGACCGCCTATTTAGATATACGCCGCGATCCGGTTGCGTCGTTTTCGTCTGAAGATGTGGCAAATATGATGGTGCTGCTTAAGATAGCGCGCACACAGGTCGGAAGCCCGGAGCCAGACACGCACGTTGACATGGCGGGCTATGCTGCGATTGGCGGTGAACTGGCCCGGCCCCCAGCGCATTCGGTTGTCGAATTAACTCCAACGGACATGGCAGAAATGAGGCGCGCGAAATGAACCCCCGCGGGATACGCAACAACAACCCTGGCAACATTCGCTCTAACGGAACGCCTTGGCAGGGGTTAGACAACCCTGACAGTGACGGCGCATTTGCCCGGTTCAAGTCTCCCGCGTGGGGCATCCGTGCGCTCGCGCGAACGCTGATCACCTATCAAGACAAGCACGGGATCGACACGGTTCAAGGGATCATTGACCGTTGGGCGCCGCCGTCCGAAAATGACACGGACAGTTACGCGGACTTTGTTCGCGTTGGCGTTGGCGTCAGCAAGGGGCGCAAAATCAACGTGCATCAATATGAAGTCATGCTCCCAATGGTGCGGTCCATCATCACATACGAAAACGGCTCCATGCCGTACAGCGACCAAGAGGTTGATCACGGGCTGACCCTCGCAGGGATTGAAGTGCCAAAGCGCGGCCTATCTAAGAGCCGGACGATTGCGGCCGCGAAGGTCGCCGGTGTGAGCACGGCCCTGGCCCCGCTCACAGACATGCTCGATAGTGTTCGTGAATTCACGCCGCTTGTAAGCCAAATTGCTGAGTACGCCCCGTGGGCTCTCGGCGGCATCGCGTTGATTGCGATTGGCTGGATTGTCTGGGCGCGCATTGATGATAGTCGGAACGGGGTTCGCTAATGATCCTGGGGCTGCTTGGCGGGCTAAAAGCCAAGGTCTTTATTTACGGCGCGATTGTCGTCGCCGTGCTGCTTATCGTCGCGGGGATTTACAGCAGGGGCGAGCGCGCTGGCGTTGCCGCGGTGACGGTCAAGATCAACAACAAAGCATTGAGGGTTAAAGATGCACAGATGCGCGCTGCGGCTAACCGGCCTCGCACTGATGACGACCTTGATCGCGAGCTGCGGGGCGGCACCTTCTAGCCGCGTTGATATCTCGCACACTTGCCCGCCGGTTGTTGAGTACACGGCGGAATTCCAAGCGCAGGCCGCCGACGAGCTGGCGTTGCTGCCGGCGGAAAGCGCTATCGCGGAAATGATGAAGGATTACAAGGTTATGCGGGATCAATCCCGCGCCTGCTGATTTAGGTTGCACGCGATATACAAAATGTTCTAACGTCGCTTCTCCGAAGAGTGCTATCGACCAAATCGAGAGAGGCCAGACTTTGTATAACATCACGCTCGACGTGCCCGCGCTAATCGCGCACTTCAACGGCCCCGCCAATCTCGCTGCCCAATTGGAACGGCACAAGCTCCGTCCGGTGTCTATCAAAGCGATAGGCAAGTGGATTGAGCGCGGCTCTATTCCTGGCTCTGGGTTGATCCAACTAATTGCGTTGTCCGATAGCATGCACCGGCCAATCAACATTAGAAAATTCATCAAAGGAGCCAAACGTGACTGAGCCCGCCACTAACCTGGAACAAATGCCGACTGTCGATCTTCTCGCGTACCGCGCTGAGTGGGGCGATCACAAGAAACTGGCATCGACCGCTATCGCAAACGTCGACGACGTTCTTGACCGGCGTTACCATGATGAGGGGGCGGCAGCCCTGAAAGCAACGGGGAAGCTGAAAGGCACCAAGACCTACACAACGTCAGACGGCTTTATCGCCAAGGCTGACCGAACTGAAACGGTCAAGTGGGACGGCGCCAAGCTCGCCCAGACGGCATCAAAAATGGATTGGCCCACAGTCCAAAAGGTTTTCAAAATCACCTTTAGTGTTACAGAGACGGTCTATAAGGGGATCATTGACGACGAGCTCAAGCGCTCCCTCGACAACGCGCGGACCACTGAGATGAAGGCCCTTAGGGTCACTGTCTCGGAAGCCGCGCCGAAAGAGGATGCCGTCCCTCTGGCCGGTCCTGCCGCATGATCCCGATTATTACAGCCGAAGAGCGGCTATCGGCCCCGCCCAAGATCAACATGGCAATCGTCGGCCCTTCGGGCGTGGGCAAAACGACGCTGGCTAAAACCCTTCCGCCAGATAGCACGTTGTTTGTCGACCTTGAGGCGGGCACACTCGCCATTGAGGGCTGGAATGGCAACATTCTAAAGGTTAGAACGTGGGAGTATGCTCGTGACCTTGTATGCCTATTGCATGGCCCCGACCTAAGCCGTCGCCCGGAGCAATACTACAGCCAGAACCATTACGACCAAGCGCTTGCCTCGTATGGCCCGGAGACAATCGAACAACTGGCGCCGTACAAGATTTTCTTCTTTGACAGCATCACGGTTGCGGCGCGGCTTTGCTTTAATTGGGCGCTCGGTCAGCCAGATGCCTACAACGACAAGGGCAAGAAGGACACGCGCGGTGCCTATGGCTTGCTCGGGCGCGAGATGGTCGATTGGCTAACCCATATCCAGCACATCGAAGGACGCAGCGTCATTGTTGTCAGCATTCTCGACAACAAGAAGAACGATGTTGGCATGCCGGTATTCGACATGCAGATCGAAGGGCAGAAGGCCAGCCGAGAGCTTCCCGGCATCTTCGATTTGGTTATGACCATGAACTATTTTACGACCCCTGAGGGGCTTCGGTTTCGCGGCCTTTGTTGCCACGACATGAACCCTTGGGGCTATCCGGCTAAAGACCGGAGCGGACGGCTCGACTTGATCGAAGAGCCTGACCTTACAAAGCTAATGACGAAGATCCGTGACGGGCTTCGGAACGACGCTATGCAAACTGCGATGCCCGCCGCCGTTGACCAGGGCGCTGCCATTGGTCAAGAATTTCTCGCGCATCAAATCCAAGAGGCCCCACTAACTACCTAGCCCCGTAACCCACCATTGAGGAATGGAAAACGATATGGACCTAAGTAATCAAGCTGGCAAGGCAACAGCCAGCGACCTACTCCCGGCAGGCACGCTTGCCTTTGCCGTCATCAACTACCGCGAGGAAAAGCAGGGGGCCAATGGCCCGTGGCATGACCTCGAACTAACCATCGACGCCGGGCAGCAGTTCGCCGGGCGCAAGCTCTGGCACAAAATGATGGACCCCGAGCGTCACTCGTCGGAAAAGGCGCGCGAATGGTCAGCCAACTCGCTTGCTCGCATCCTTGAGTGCATGGGCGCCAGCCCACAAAACCCCTCCGGATATCAAATCCAGCACGTCAGTCAAATCCGCGGTGCGCGGGTTGGCATTGAAATCGGCATCGAAAAGGGGACGGACGGTTACGCTGACAAAAACAAGGTCAGCACTTGGCTGACCCCGAACCCCGACAGCGCAGCAAAGGCAAAGTGGGATCAACTTGTTAGGGTCGGCCAACAGGCTCAGTCCGCGGTGCCCGGTGTTGCTCCTGCGCCCGTGGCTGCTGTACCCCTAGCCGTTGCACCCATGGCCGCGGGCCCTCAGATGGCAGCACCCCTAGCCGCGGCCCCCCAGATGGCTACGGCGCCTCTTGCTGTGGCCCTGGCGGGGGCCCCGGCTCCCGCTGTTGCTCCCACGGCTCCCGCTGTTGCTCCTACGGCTCCCGGGGCCGTGGCTCCATCCTGGGCGACACAAGCCGAGGTTTCGACCCCCGCGCTCACCGTCCCGCGACCGCCCTTCTAAGCCGAGTAAGTAGTCAGACCAGCCCGTCAGCGTTTTGCTGGCGGGCGACACTTCCAAAGAGGCACTAGATGAAATTACGAGAACGCCAAGAAACTTTTGTCGCTAAGTGCGCGGACGCATTGCGCGCGCACGGCAATACGCTTGGCGTTGCCCCTACGGGGGCCGGTAAGACCGTTATGCTATCGGCCATAGGCCGGAAGGCCGGAGATGCCCGCACGCTGATTATTCAGCATCGCGACGAGCTGATCGACCAGAACATGCGGACATTCAAGGCGATCAACCCCCACACGCCAACATCGCTGTTCAACGCCGATGAAAAAGTTTGGGCGGGCGAGGCGACGTTTGCCATGATCCAAACGCTCGCGCGGCAGAACAACTTAGACAGCATGCCAGCGTTCGAGCGCGTCATTATTGACGAAGCGCATCACGCGGCTGCGGACAGCTATCTCCGGGTTATTGAGCGAGCGCGCGACCGCAACAGCGCCGTTGAGCTGTTTGGTGTGACGGCGACGCCTGTGCGCGGCGACCGTAAGGCGCTCAAGGGCGTCTTTACCAATGTGGGCGATCAAATCTCGCTCTATGAGCTGATTAAATCCGGGCACCTTGTCCCGCCGAAGGCGTTTGTCATCGACGTTGGCACGCAAAGCGATTTGAAGAAGGTTCGCAAAACGGCTTCCGATTACGATATGGGCGAAGTCGCAAAAATCATGGACCAAACGCCCATCAACGACAAGATCGTCGAAGAGTGGGAGGCCCGAGCTTCGGAGCGTCAGACTGTTGTGTTCTGCTCCACCTTAGAGCACGCGGAGCACGTCTTGCACGCATTCCAGGGTGCCGGACATAACGCCGCGATGGTCTGGGGCGACATGCCCGGGGCGCTTCGAGAAAAGACGCTGGCGGCCTACGGCCGTGGCGAGATACAAATTCTCGTAAACGTATTTGTTCTGACTGAGGGCTGGGACCACCAGCCGACCGCCTGCGTCATCCTGCTGCGGCCCAGCTCATATAAAAGCACCATGACGCAAATGATTGGTCGCGGGCTGCGCAAGGTTGACCCCGAGAGATACCCCGGCGTTCAGAAGGATGACTGCGTTGTGCTCGACTTCGGCACGTCGCTGTTGCTGCACGGCGATATCAATGTTGGGGAAGATCTTGAAGGCATGGGCACCAAGGATTGCCCGGAGTGCAACGCCGAGCTGCCGCAACAGGTTCGCGAATGTGCGATCTGCGGCTATGAATTCCCGCACGAAGAGATTGAAGAGCTAGAGGCTGAAGACCCCGGTGAGAAAAAAGAGCGTCAAATGTTGTCGCGCTTTGAGATGACCGAGATTGATCTTTTCAATGACAGCCCGTTTAAGTGGGAAGAGCTTTTTGGCGGCATCGCGCTATGCGCTACGGCGTTCGACGCCTGGGCCATTTGCCTTTGGTATGGCGGGCGCTGGGTCGCGCTGGGCGGCAGGACTGACGGCGGCTCAAAGACCGTTAGCGTTGTTGCTGACAGCGCGACACGCTCGCTGGCCATAGTCGCGGCTGACGATTTTCTGAGGATCAACGGCGACCGAGACATGGCCGGCAAAAGCAAGACGTGGCTCAAGTCAACGCCGACTGACGGGCAGCTCAGATATTTGGGGTTGGAAAGAATGCAGACTATCGGCATGACGCGATATCAGGCCGCATGTTCGCTGACATGGAAATTCAACGAGAGCAAAATACGCGCGAAGGTCGAGAGTATCGGCAGCGCGAGGATGGCGGCATGACCGAGACTGACCTACTGGTAGAGAGCGTGGCGGGCGTTCTCAAGGCTGAGGCTGACAAGATTAAGGCGTTCGACTACGGCGAAGAAGTTTCAGCGGAGCAAGCGGCCGCCATCATCGCCAAGGCAGCTATCGTCGCCGTGCTGGAAGGTATCCTAAATAACCCTGAGTTTCTCAATGACGAACCGAGGGACATGACATGGCGGATGGAAACCCTACTAGCCCACTATGCAGGAGGTGAGTGATGCCAACACCCTTGGGAGAGCGCGTTCGAGAGCTCAGACTAAAGCGAGGTCTGACGCTGGAAGCGCTGGCCGAGCGGGCCGGATCGAGTAAGAGCTACATGTGGGAGATCGAGAACAATGACGTCGCGCGTCCCTCGGCGGAGAAACTGCAGCAGATTGCCTTGGCACTGGAAACGACCGCCGATTACCTGCTCACCACTGAAGCCATCACCGAGCCCGATGCTGCCGACAAGGCATTTTTCCGCAAGTACCAGAAGATGAAACCCAAGGGGAAAGAGCGGCTTCGAGAGATGCTGAAGATCCTGGACGATGAGGATTGATGACGGATAGAGCCCGAAAAACGCCCCGGCGGGCTGCGAACGACCTGACGGTTCTCCTCCGCACCGTGTTGGGGGAGGACCGATTCCCGTTGTTTGTCTGCCACATCTCAATCAAACAAGGGCAAACCTGGGGGTACTTGAGGCAATGGTCGCTGAGGAGGACGTGACAAATGATTAAATTCGAAATTAAGAGCCGATACACAGGCGCGGTGCAATTCGAGGCGGAGATTGATGCCTCGGCGGACACCCCGCTGTCGGTCAAAATTGGGTTAGCTGTCCGGTGGGCGGTGAGCAGCGATGCGAACCTGGGCGATGCGGACCTGCGCGGTGCGGACCTGCGCGATGCGAACCTGCGCGGTGCGTACCTGGGCGATGCGGACCTG